ATTCAGAATCTCTTTCTCGGAGCGTAGCAGCAGCGGCGGAGCGCTCACCCCGAGCACGCCCTCGCCTGCCCCGCCGCTCTCGGCCCCGTATGAGACGCTGTAGTCCCCGAGTTGCATGCTGGCCACGCCCGGCACGCCCGCCAACTCGGCTGCCCGCAATCCCGCCTGATAGGTCCGCGCCGCAGCCCGCGCGCACACTGCCACGATGTCGGCCGGCAACTCGGCATATCCGTGGGTGTATGTGGCCACCACCGTCCCGATCCCAGGGGCCCAGTACGCGCCGAGGCGATGCAGCACCCCATGCTGCCCGAGCACATAGTCCTCTCCATCCACCAGGACTGTGCCGCTCTCGACCACCTCAGTGACCGCCGTGACGGGCAGCTCGGGCAGAAAGAGGCGTGTGCATCCGACTGGCACGTCGAGCGTCACCTGGTCGCGAACTACCTCCGCCAGAACCTGGTGACAGTAGCCCTGGATCGCAGCGGTTGCTGCCCGGATCGCAAACTGTGCCGCCGCAACCCTCTCGGCGGGGATTTCGAGATGGAGCACAGCCTCCAGGTCGGATACCGTGCAGAACACGCGCTACTCCTTCTGCACCTTGTTGCGTCGCGGGCGGCGGATCTTGTTCTCAGGCGGCTGCTTTGCCTTCTCCTCCGGCAGCAGCCCGAGGCGCCGCGCCTCCTCCTCGCGGACCTGCACAGAGACCCCGCGCCCGAGGGGGATGCGCACCAGCGGCCGGCGCGCCGCAGGCCCGCTGACGCGCTCATCTACAGGCACCACGTTTGTCGGCCGACCGCATGTACAGTTCGCCGCCCCGCAGACTGGACACGTGCGCAACGCTCTCGAGGTGATCAGCAAGTCGCCCCTTTCTAGCATCGCTGTGCCGACTGGAGCGGGGGTGCACCGGTCGTCACCGCTGGGCACCCCTGCTCCAGCAGGTATCAGGCTTCAGTGCCTCATGTGGCCGTGAGGTCCACCTTCACAAACGCCGCCGGGCGCAGCACCCCGAACGCGGCTCGCAACTCGGCCAGGATCGCAACCCGGTTGCGGATGAAAAAGTCTGCGTGCGAATCGCTCACCTGGATCGTGGCGCGCTCACGGTCCCACAGCACCGCCCGGCGGAAGTCGCCCACGAGCGCCGTCCCCTCCGGCACAGCCTCGGACTCCACCACCGGCACACCCCAGAGTGTCCGCGTGCCTTCGTGGAGCGGGCCGCCGAAGTAGTATTGGCCCTGCGCGTCCTTCAGAAGGTCGATGGTCTCCCAGTCGGCAGGGTGCAGCACCCACGCTGTCGGACGTGCGCGCCCAAGCGTCCGTACGGCGGTCAGCGCCTTGCGCGTGGTCGTCAGCAGGTCGGTGGTATACGCCTGGATCAGCACGCCCGGCGTGTTCAGGATGCCGGTGAAGTGCTCGCCGGTTCCACCGCCGTTCAGGATCTCATCCTCGAGGACCTCCTCCAGATCGTCCCGCAGCTCCTGGTCAATGATGCCTCGGAGCTGCGCGACATCAGAGAGGGCCCGCTTGGTCGCCGGTAGCCAGACCGCGATGGTCCGCACGGGAACCTGCACCTTCTCGAACGCCATCGAGCCCTCGGGCTTGGCTCCGGAGCCATCACCGGTGGCCACGGCCTCACCGACCGGCGCGGCCTGGGTGACCTGCGCCGTCTGGCGCACGAACTCCACCAAGTCGCTGCTGGTCTGGCGGATCGAGATCAGGTCCCGAAGCGTGAGCGGTCTACGGCCCAGTGGCTCGTAGATGCCGGTCACGTCCGTCGCCACGAACGCGCCGGCCGACGTGTCGCTCGCGCCCGTCAGCGGCGCCTTCCGTCCGATGAGCGACTTGAACTCGATCGGTGGCGAGTGCAGTCCCCGAGCGCTCTCGGGAATCTGCCCTGCCGGCGCGACCTGCTGCAGCCATGCCTTGAATGCGGGAGCGTTTACGAACTGCTCGCCGGTGGTCTGGCCACGACCTACGGATGCGGGCGCACGCCCGCCGGTCTTGCCGTCTCCGAAGTCGAGACCCTCACCCAGAGCCAGCACCGTCTGACGGAGGCTCTCGTCACCCTCAAGCTCCTTGATCTTCGCCTTGAGCTTTCCGGCCTCCTCGATATGCCCTCGCAGCTTCTGCCGCTCTTCGGCGGTGAAGTCCCGGTCCTCCTCAACAGCAGCATCGGCAATAGCCTTGGCTGCCAGGAGTTCTGCTTTCAGTTTCTCCTTGAGTTCGTTGAGAGTCATGATGACTGCCTCCTTGGTCAGTCACAGTATTCGGCTATGTCCAACGATATACGAGCAGAGAGTACCGACGGCTTACCACTCGACTTACCGCCGGACTTACCATCGCTGGCCTCGTCCGTGACGGCCTCGTCTTTGGCCTCGCCGCTGTCGCCGCTCGCCGACTCAAACTGCGACAGGTAGGTGCGCAGCGCCTCCAGCGCCTTCGGCGTTGCCGCCTTCAGCTCCGGCGGTTCCACCTCTGCATCGCGCAGGTGGCGCGCCAGGTGATTCCAGACGCCCTGGCGATCATCGGCCGGGATGGTGGTCCCGCCGCGCGCCCCGTTCAGGACCGCGATGCCGGTGATGCAGCCATGCACGTTGGCTGCCCCGGGCTCTCCGCCGCCGCCGACCATGTGGTGGATGAAACGATAGCTTGCCTTGACCGTCGGATCGCCATCCGGGTCGCGCCAGGCGTATACCCGCCTGTAGTAAGCCTCGTCCTCACCGCTCCGGACGCGAGCCTCGTTCGCCGGCCCGTCCCAGGCGGCGTCCGTCGTTTCGGTCGAGTGCCCGGCCAGGGCGCGCTTCTCGCCCTTGATGGCCACGGTCCGCGTCTCGATTCCGGCACCACGCTGGACCGGAGCGACGCCGTAGACGTCCAGCTTGCGGAGGAACCGGACCTGTTGGCCCTCGAATTGCCCGACGTCGCTGTGCTGGATCCTGAAACTGTACGACCACTCCTGCAGTGGGCCCAGCGCCTTGACGACCTTGTAGTGCTCCAGGCCGCCGGCGGTGTCGAGGAAGAAACGCCCCTCGACCACCGCCTTGTTCCCTCGCTCGCGGATGATGCCCTTGCCGACGGGGAGCAGCCCATAGTTGTGATTCCACGCCTCGATGATCGTTTCCTGCCCGTCGGTGAACGCCCCCGGCGGAGTGACGTCCTGGTCGCGGTCGATGACGTTCAGGGTCGCGAACTCGGCTATGAACTCACCGCTCTGATCCGAGTCGGCCTTGAACTGAATCGGCGCGCGATAGATCTTCTGCTCCATTTCCCAGACCCCCTTCTCCGCCGCCGCGATGCAGGCGCGGATCGCCTCCTCGTCGCTACCTCCGCGCTCCAGCACGGCATTCGCGGCGGCCACGCAACGGCGCTGCTCGTCATCAGTCCAGTTCCGTGCCACCGTCGGGACGTTGCCCGGATACGACCACGGCATGGCTACCTCCCGAACTTGAGGGAGCAGGTGCAGTTCGCGACTTCCGCCGCCCCGCCCGCCGGGTCGCCCGGCCAGCGCATGTTGACACCGGGGAATAGCTCTCCAATCCCGACGCTCACGCCGTTCAGTGCGGCATGGGACGGGCGCGGCTTGGCGCTGTTCACGATCCACGTCTTGCGGCGCAGCCCCGACTGGCGAGCGCCCGACAGCGCTCCGAAGTTGCTCGCTCCCGTGACCTTGCTCGTCACGATCTCCCCGAGGCGCACCGTGGCTGCAATCTCGAACACGTGCTGCAGGGCATCGCGGTCGATCCCTTCCAGCAGGCGGTCGGCAATCTGGTCGCGCGTGGCGCGGTTGATCTCCGCGGCCCCGATACGCGCATTCTCAGTCAGCCACGGGAGGAGCGGGTCAACCTGGAACTCCGCCCCAGCCTGGTGCGCCACGTGTTCGCCCCAGGCACTCGCCGTGAGGACGTTCAATCGCAACAGATCCTCGCTCAGTTCCCGGTCCCAGCGCTCCCCGTCGTGCCAGATGTCTTCAATATTCGCCTTCTGGCGCTTCGGCAGCCGACTCATGAGGACGCGACCCTGGCGGCTGAAGAATCTCAGCAGCACCTCACTCCACTTCGCCTCGTGCTGCTCGCGCAGCTCCGGCAGGCGGCTGTCGACCTCAACATCGCCGTCCGCCTTCGCCTCAGCGGGCTCCGACGCCTTCAGCGGTGCCGTATCTCGGGGGCTCGCCTGGCCACCGACCAGCACGTTGAGCGGCGTCACAAGTTGCGCAGCATCACCGCCCAGACTAGGCAGGTTCTGCCGCGCCCGCGCCTCGTCCGCCGTCATCCACGGGCGCCCGACCGCCGCCTGGTACGCTCGCATCTGCTCCTCGAAGTCGCCCTGGAGTTTCTCGGCGATGTTGAACTCGACATAGACCCCTTCCGAGTCCTCAAAGTCCGGGAGGAGCTGCAACATGATGTCCTGCTCAATCATGGCCAGCCACGGGCCGAGACAATCGACATAGAGCTGCTTGTGCTGGTCTTTGATGTTGGTGAAGGTGGCATGGTCCAGTATGCCAACCATTGTCAACGGGATGTGGTACGCGCGCGCGCACTCCTCGCGGGTAAGCTTCCGGCCGGCAAGGTACTCGCTCTCCTGCGCACTGAACGAGACCTGCTTCCAGGTCATGCCCTCCTCGAGGATCGCAGTCTTGCCGCTGTTGGCGCTCCCCGTGTACAGCGCCTCGAACTCGGCCTTGAAACGGGCCCGCGCCGCCTCGCTCCACTCCGGCGCATCAGCCGGTCGCTCGATGATGCCGCTCATCCGGGCCGCGTTCGCCCAGAACTGCTCGCGATAGTCGCCCGCGGCAGCCTCCTCGGCGAGCACTCGCCTCAACGTCTCCAACGGCGAGAGGCCCGTGGTGGGGTTCTCCGGATTGTAGCCCCGGAAATGCACGACGCCCTGCGGCGGGATCGTGTACACCCGCCCACCGACATCGATTTCGTAGGCCATGGGTGCGAGCCCGCCTTTCACACTCACGTATGGCGGTGGGATGCGGAGCAATCCGCGACTGTTGCCCTCACCGATTTTGAGCCAAAAGGCGTTGAAATACACGCCCAGGTCGCCCATCGTAGCCTCGATGAGCCTGTATCGCGTCATCTTGAACTCAGGCGGCACCGGCCGTTCA